TTTGTCGGCGTATGGCATGGCGTGGTTCAGACGAGAGCGTCAGGTGACGCTGGTCGAGCCGATGGCCAAGGCCGGGGTGCTGGCAGTGGGCAGCACGGCCAGGCCGTCGCCGGTAACAGCGAAGTCCAGCGTGTCGCCGTCCTGGCCAGCGGGGTGCACATAGAACTTCACCACGCCGTTGGCCTCGATCCGAGCGCGCAGCGCGTGATCGAGCACGCCCTTGTCGTGTGCGTCGCGCAGGTATTGCTCAAAGGTCTTTTGCATGGTGGTGATGAATTGATGTCGCTTGAATGGGTGTGAGGCTTTCACTCACTGCGGCTGAACTACACCTCTGCGGCAACATGGCCGCGCCCTCTTGCCATGCCAACAGCTCAGGGGGTTTTCTTGGAATCAGGGTCTTGCGAATCGGCCGGCTGCTCGGGTGGCAGCTCCACCTCGACCGACACCAGCTTGGGCTCAGCCTGGATGGCTTCGAGCTCTTCTTCGGTCAGATCGCTCAGTGGGATCGTCACTGCCTCGGGCCCGAAGGCGCGGCCAGCGCGACGAAAGTCAGGTTGTGACGAGATGACCTTGATGGCCTTGATCGGTGCGGTGGGGTCGGCCTTGGCAGCAGCCTTGGTTGCGTTCTTGGTGGCGGTGGCCATGTCAATCTCCGTTTGCGTGAGGGTTGGACGGATCAGCGATCAGGACAGCCAGGGGCAGACCATCACTTCGGCGGTGTTCAGGTACACGTTGTCGGCACCATTGGTGCCACGCGCCTGCTTGACCGTCTCCAGTGCCTGCTGCTCCAGCGACGGAGGCACCAGCAGCACTTGCGGCCGAATGGCCAGCGGCTTGCCCGCATCGGTCTTGAACGAGCCCATCTCGGCACGTGCCGCGGCGTAGGCCTGGGTGTCCAGCGGGTTCTTGCTGGCGTAGGCGAACTGCCACATGCCAAAGCCTGTGTTCAGGCGGCCATCGGCGCCGTAGGTGAACACGTTCTTCTCGAACACCTTGTCATCGTCCAGCTTGTCCTTGGCCACGAAGGCGAAGTTGCGGCGCTTTTGCAAGATGATCGGCTTGATGACCTGGCTGAGGTCCAACAAGTACCAGGCCGTGCCGCTGCCGCCTTGGAAGTTGCTGACCGAGCCCACCGAGCTGCCAAGGCCCACGGGGTGGTCGGTGTCGAAGAAGTACTGCCCGTCGTAGCAGGGCGTGCTGAAGCCAGCAGCCATCATGGCGAAGATGAGCTCATCGGGCAGCAAGGCGGCGTCCTGGCCCATCTGCTGCATCAAGGGCTTGAAGGTGCCGTACTGGTCATCTTCGATGGATTCACGAGGCACTTCGACCGTGTTTTCATAGGTCTTGTTGCGGATCTTGTAGCCATGCGCCTTGAGCGACTGGTAGTTGCGCTCACCCAGCCATTCACGAAAGCGCGTGGTCGCGCCCATCCAGGCATAGGTCTCTTCCGAGGTGGTGCTGGGCACCACCGTGGCGATGCGAGCGCTCATGGGCGCCACGGTGCTAAAAGCGCCGTTGAAGGCGGCTTTGAAACCCTGGTTCAACAGGGCCATGTTGGCGGGATTGAGCAGCATGTTGTTGGCTCCGGTGGTGTGTTGGCTGTTGGGGAAGGCGTCAGCGAGCTTGCGTCAGAAGGAGACCCAGACGCCGTCGGTATCGACGTCGCGGATCACGCCAGCCACAGGCCGCGTGTTGGACGAGCTGGTCTTGGCCACCGTCTGGTTGTCCACGACGTAGCAGTTGCTGCCCACGTCCGTGAGAGTGATCTGATCGGCGTTCGAGAACTGGAACCAACCGTGACGGTCAATCTGGACCTGAATCGCACTGGCAGTGCCACCGGTGTTGTCAGCCTCGGTTTCAGCCACGCCCTGCACCTTCAAGGTGGCAATGGCGCTGGCATGCACTGCCACGCCTGTGGTGTTCAAAGCCACCATGCAGCCGATCAGCAGCTTGGTGTTGGCCGCAACGGGCAAGGACAGCTTGCGGCCATCACGACGCTTGGTCATGCGGCCTTCGGTTGCTGCAGTCATGTGTGACTCCTCTCAGTGTGGGGTGGGGGTGGGTTGGCGCTCAGTTCGCGCCGTTGAACTCGGCTTCGGACAGGCCCAGGCGGGCGGCCACTTCGGCCGACATGCCAGACAGGGCGGCCGAACCGCCACCGTTGCCGCCCTCACCGCCGCCACCGCCTTCCTTGCCGCCCGACTGGGTGGAACCCAGAGCGATCACAGGCTGAGCAGCCAGGAAAGACTTGAGCGCGTCGACGTTGGTCTTGCCCAGCTCTTCAGCCCAGTTTTTGGTGGCAGGCACCAACTTGCCGTCCTTGAGGGCTTGCTCCACCAGTGCGGAGACTTCGTTCTTGGCGTTGCCTGCCATCAGCAGAGTGACCTGGCCCTGCAGGGCCGCGATGGTCTGCATGGTGGTCTGGCCCGCACCAGCGGCTTGCGTCTTGAGCTGCTCGACGGCGCTGAGCGCGGTGGCCACGTCGGCATCGGTCTTGATGGCCAGGGCTGCAGCGAGTTGGGTAGGCACCAGGACCTGACCCTCGGACTTGGCCTTCAAGGCGGCCACGGCGCTGAGGGCCTCGGTGTCGGTGGCCTGGGCGCTCAGGCCCAGTTGTGCGATGAGCAATTGCAGCAAGGTCATGCTGTTCTCCGTTGAGGTGTTGGCGGGGGGGGATTGAACAAACTGAGCGGCCAGGGCGGCCAGGGCAGAGCTGCCCAGGGGCGACATGCCCAAAAGCGCGGGGTAATTAACCAGGGAGGCGCAGAGCACGCCGGTCACATTGCCCTTGTCGTCCCAACTGATGACGGGGCTGATGTAGCGGTACTCTTTGGCGCCGATCATTTCCTTGGCGCGCGGCGTCCACTCGACGTTCGTCGCGAACAGGCCAACGCCGGGGCGCCATTCAAACTCGGTGGCCCAACCAGAGGCAGGAGCCTCTTTGCCGTTGGTCAGCGCGTGGATGGTCTGGTGCTCATAGTCGAAGTGGAACGCCGACAGCTGCGAGATCGCAGACAAGTCGGCGGCCAGCTTCACACCTTGCGCATCGGAGACCTTCCATTTCTGACCATTACCAGGCCGACCATCCCGCGCTGCAAATTCGCCAGCAGGCAGCAACTGCACTGCATTGCCGCCGTCGAGTGACAGCGCTGCAGACAGAATTGACAAGCGGAATGGGGGGGTGGGCTGGAGCTTCATTGCCAGGCCAGTGTGGCCAGCAGGCTCCGTGCGGTCGAATAACCGCCGTTAGAGTTTCAGCTCAGAGCTGTTGAGAGAGAAAGTCCTCGATCTCATTGGCCAGGTCGACGCGATCGCCCTCGCCCAGTGTGCCGGTTTGCCAGTCACCGAGCAACATGGCGCGGGCGGGCAAGGTGCCCTTCTTGTTGCCCGTCTCCTGGTAACCCATGTAGATCTCAGCGAAGCCCACCTCGAGGTAGCTGGGGCTCACGTTGCTGCCCAGGCTGGCTCGGCCGTGGCCAGAGCGCTCCAGCAAGCTGCCCGGGATGATGCCATCGTACTTCTTGAGGTAGCTGGCCTTGGTGGATTCAGCCAGTGGCGCCCACGCCGCACCGTTGGGGTCGGTCTTGGTCTCGAAGCGCAGGTTGATGTTGCGCTCCATCACGGCGCCCATCAGGCTGTACAGCTCGGTCAGGTCGGACAAGGCGTTGGCTGCACGTTCGAGCTGGCCGATCACATCGCCGTCGCTCACATCCACACTCAAGATCTCGGCCATTGGCTACACTCCCACCTGTTGCCTGAGGCGTGCTGGGCAAATGCCGTCACCAGCCGGTTGACCCGTCCTCAAGACGATCGACGTATGCAGGGTTCGCGTTCCTGCCAGGCAACACCTTTGATTCACCATCAAAGCGCTCCCCACACCACCTGGTACTGGTTCCTGTCTTTCAAGGCCGCCGCGCCCATCACCGTGACAGTGCGCACCACATTGAGAGGCACGGTGGTTCGCTTGCCTTCCAGCTTGACCTTGATGCGCTGATCCAACTGCACCACCAGCTTGGCCACCTGGCCATCGGCCTGCGGCAGGTCGACCACATAGAGCACCGCTGGCGCAGCCTTGGAGGTGTCCAGCAGCACGGCAGTGGCGCGATCCAACAACTCGGGCAGGCGGCGGTAAACAGCCGTGGCCACGCCGGCATCGCTTGCAGCTTTGGCGTCTCGCAGGGTGTGGATGATGTCTTCATCACGCACTGCAATGGCGGTGGTCTCAGGCTGCACACCTGCGCTGGCCAGCTTGCGCAACATCGCAGGCTGGAAGGCCCCAACAAACTGCAGCTCACCACGGGCATGGAACTGACCAGCGTCCATCCGGGTGGCCACGTCATCCACCCAGACACCAAAGCGAGCGGTGGCCGCCGTGACCATCTCTTGCCTGGCGAAAGTGGCTTGCGCCACAGCAACGGCACCGGCCAGCGGGGATGCGGCCCAGGCCTTGCGCAAGGTCTGCTCGTGCAAGGCTTCGTCTCGGCCCTTGCCAGG